TACTTTTGAGTAGCTGATTTTCATCAGAAAGTTGTTGGTTAGCTTGAGTTAATTGTTGAATTCTTGCATTAAGTTCATCGATATCAACTTCGCGATTAACTAATTCAAGTTCTGCTAATGCTAACTTATTGATTAACTTACTTGCTACTTTTTCTGCCTTATCTGATTGTTGCTGTTGATTATTCATTATTTACCTTCTTCTCTGCATTTAAGATGTTGACTAAATCTGGGTCCACACCATTCTCAATGCACAACCTTTTCTGTTCCTTTATAGCCTCAGCCATAAATGCTTGTTCTTCATCCTTAATTCGTTGTTTAAGTTCCATATTATATATAGGAGAACCATCGTCATTAAATCCTATGATTTGAGCAGATCCATATATTGCAGTCAAAGGAGATGGCGTTGATCCGTCTCCGTTCAAATCTGCTTGAATTGTGGCTATATTATTTCCATCATTATCTTTAATTGTTTTAATAAGCCGCACTACTTTATACATATATTTTTAGCCTCCATGATTCATTACCGATGCTGTAATATTCCATGCTCCTGTGCCAAGATCCCATGTGGATCCAGAGGCAAAAGCTACTCCTGACATAATTCCGCCTTTGTCGTCAAATCTCATAAACGCTGGTTGATCCTGATTATTAAACATTCTTTGATGATGGACCCAGCCAAACGAGAATCTTAGACCGTTGAACCATATACTTCCAAGATCACTTATATCTCTATCACCGAATGGTTTAATTTGATCCCACAAAAAAGTAACTCCAGCATGTCCATAGCTATTTGGTCCATATCCTAATCGAATCGTTGGTTGGTACCTATCTGCCTGATAAGAGTTACTCCAATTTACTCGGTGAATCATCAGAGGATCATTACTCCATTTTCCATCCTCTTGGTCATTATCTCCTACATTGATTTTCTGATAAGATTGCAGGTTTATATCATCAAGGAAGTTAACACCTTTCCTTTTTCTTGTTTTTCCTAATTGCATATCCTTACTTGTCAATTCAAGTTGATTGATAATGTTACCAAGTTCATTTGGATCGTTATAACCTATATCAAGAAAATCAGCACCATGAAACTGTTCATTATCGGAACCGGGATTATATCTTATGCCAAGGCCACGACACTTACCGTTCCCTCCCCTAAACATCGCTCCAATATTGCCTATTGCAATTGGTGAACTTTGATTCATGTTTGGATTCCTATGCATTATGGTTATCATTGAACTGTCTATATTCATACGAAAATCACTCTTATACATTAAATCCATATTTCCATTACCAAGTAAGATAGAGCTACCATCAGAATTTTTTAACTGAATACCTTGATCACCAGTCATATCAATTAGCCCCTGTTTACCAACAAGGCGAACTCTATCAGTTCTTAAATCACCATGGATATCAGTATTACCATCTATAATTATTTTTTTAGATGCAATCTTGATATTATCAGGTGTGATATTAATCGCAGAAACAATATTTTGAGGATCGGAATCGTACGGAGAAAGGCTCCACGGAGTAGCAACCATTCCATGTTCTAATTTCTGTGACCCCACATGAATAGTTCCATGATCTCTATTTAGCGCAGGACGTACACACAAATTTCCAGCATTCTTTACATAGAAAGTAGCACTATAATTAATCCATCGATTCTGGTCACCTTCACGTAACTGAGGTTTGCGAATATCTTGAACTTGAACAGTCCCGTTATACTGACTGTCACCCATATAAGGAACGACGAAATCATTACCGTCCAATCCATTCAGATATATCTGTGCACTCCATGTATATACACCTGGTGTCACATATACTGTTTGCCCTAAACCGTCCCAGGCAGCGTTACTCCTTCCATAAGCCTTATGACCCAAATTATCTGTCCAATTGTCATCGTACCAGTGACCATCACTAATGTGGTTCCAATCATTGGGATTCCAATAGGCTGTCGACTTAAGAAGATTTACTCCTTTATCTTTATCGTCAAATGGATGTGGTGTCCAAGGAGTAGCAATCGCCCCTCGTTCAATTTTTACATTCTTAATACGAACGTCAAAATTATCTCTAAAATAGATTATGAATGCTTGATCGAGCGCCTGAATTGTCCCCGTAACCGAAACTCTAGCCCATTCACTAGGCACGTTTACCCCATTTAACGTGATTGGTGGTTTTTCTGGTTCGCTTTCATTGTGAACTGTTGAAAATTTACCTGAACCTTTTATATCAAATGAAAATGTATATTGTTCGCCAACTTGAAGTTGTCCGTCTGGGAACGCTCCACCCCATCGAGTGTAGATACCTCCACCTTTACTTCCCCATAAATGAAAAGCAATAGAGGTATCATCAAATCGCTCAAAGCTTGTATTAAAATCTCCATTGAAACCAATTCCAGTAGGCCAACTGAAATCGGCAGTACCTCTTAAAAGATTTTGTCCACTACCTTGATCTTCTGGTGCTGGTTTCCAAACAGAACTTTGTGTACCTTCCACAATCATTAAATTAGCAATGTTGACTATATTAGAGTTACCTAAAGCAATACTATTTATGTAAAGAGCCTGCCCGTTATTTTCTATACTGCCACTGGTCTTATAGGTGCGTGTCACATGAGTAATTTCGCCACCCTTTGTGGTAATATTGCCGCCACGTCCATATATAAATGGGCTACCTGACGAATCTCCTCTAGCTAAATCAATTATTGCTCCACCATTTGTATCCTCACTTGTTTGCAAATCAAAGCTTATTGTGTAATAAGTGTTCGGCTTTAATTTCCCCATATCAAAGGGGTAACAAACAACCCACCAAGATGTACTTTTCTTTGTATTGTTTATATGAAGACCTTTGACACCATTTAGAAGAGCTACATCAGTACTTACTGATCCATTTCCAGGATCAACCCACCATCCAGCTTTCCCTCGATTGGTTCCAACAGCTAAATTACGTTCTCCAACTTGAGCATTCGTTACACGGTTATCAATACTATTTACCTGGTTCTGAATTCCATTCGTAATATTATCCCGAACAGCCTGCAAAGTAATTGCATCACTCTTCATTTGAAACTGTGTCTGCGCCCATGACTGTGTGGCGTAACCTTTGCCATTCAAGATATCATTAACCTGTGTTTCGGTTACTTTACCTTGAATTTGACCATTAGCTACGTCCCATTTAGTGTTTAACTCACTGATTTTCTCAGCAACTTGTGGGTTTTGTCTTCTAATATGCGGTTTTGCAATCCATGACGAATTTTCTGTATTGTTTGCTGGCTTATCCATCTGGTACCAAGGTTTAGCAAATGCAGCATTAGCAGGGGCTGTTATAGTTCCAGTGTAGTGTTTCCATTGACCCGACTGGTCAGAATTAATTCCCTGCCAATTCCAATTTACTTTATCTTTATCTGCAAAGACTAAGCCAAATGCAGTATAGAATGCTGGTGAAGGAGCACACCAGTAATCAACATCAAACTTTTCACCCGGCTTAACGGAATACCAAATTCCATCTTCATAACCATCACGAGTATTAGTTTGTAAAACCTTCATTCCGGGCTGCCCTAACTCTGCTGGCGGTGCTGGATTAGTTGCACTCACAACACCAGTAACAGTCCAGCTACCTTTACTCCCATCTTCAAAATCACTTTTTCTTACCAGTTCAACATCATTTGAGTGTTGTTCTTTGGCTTCATTTTCAAAGTTATTTTGTCGTGTTGTAATAGAGTTAACTTGAGTTGTAACCCTATCACCAAGATTCTTAACGGAAGCTGTAACCTCAGTTTTTACATTATTAACATCACTTATATAGGCACCTTGTTCCCAACCAGACCATGAATTACCAAATAATCTTCGGTACATATGCCTACTGCCAGTATCTTGATAAACATCTTGACGAATGCGGTCATTATTATTCCCTGTTACATCTACATAAACCCAACCATCAATTGGATTTCCTGTAAGATTTCTTACAAAATAATGACCTTGAGTTTTCATCTCATCAATATTGGCGGAATCAAGGGTTTGAGTATCTATCTTCCTGTTAGTGTTAGTTATTTGTTGATTTACGTCGTCTGGATTAGGACTCCAACTTCCGGCTAGTTTTCCTTCAACTAATCTTTCATCTTTAACTTGGACTTGACTATTAGCTGGCGCGCCTCCCCCATCAAAAATTACATAAGTCCTTATATACCAGGTGGCTCCTGAAATTTGGAATGAGGCGCTTACTCTCTTATCTTTTTCTCCAGGATAAACATCTGCGCTATGCGTAGCTAGTGGTATGGGAGCAATGCTATTTGGGTCTAGAGCCGCTTTATTTTGATCAAACAACCACGTCTCTAATGTGACGTTTTTAGTGGAGTTATTGGTGACAGTTGCAGCATAAGTAAACCAATCTCCTCCATGATAATTAGCAGTTGAAGTATAAATATCTGAAGCAGTTGACTGGCATAGATATCCGTCCCCAGTTAAAGTTTTATATTGATCACTAGTGTTATGAAGTAAATTTCGTGTACCCGTATTACGTAGATTATCTCCCAATCTATCTACATCATTCTTCACATTAGTAATCTTAGTTACCGTTTGTTCAATACCATCCGATGTAAATTTCTCGCTGGCTGTTTTAACTTCGTTAACTCGCTTATTTAATTTGTCATCAAATGACGTGGTAAGTTCATTAACGTGAATATTAATTTGTTCACTTGCGACTTGAATAGCTGCTTCTTTAGCAGATTTAATTTCTGCGGAGGTATCTTCAGGAGCTGGCGACCAAGATGTTGATTTATTCCCTAACTCTAATTGTGGGTGATGATAAGTCGTCGCAAAATCCTTACCTTCAATTTTTCCCATATGTCCGGCGTACAACCAGACACTATAACTTGTCCCGTCATTAGGGACTGTAAATGTTTTTGAGTGCCGCTTACCATCTGCTGGAAAGTAAAAATTCGCGTTCCCAACTTCTTTATTGCTTGCAGAATTCCAAATTCTCACTGAGGCTTCCTGGACACTATTAGTGTTCGTAGCAGAAACAGAAAAAGTATATGTTTCCCCAGGAGTTAAATCCCAATAAATCGCTCGATTACACCAAGCTGGCCACGCATCCGTTGTTTTGGATTCAATAACGATATCTGTTTCGCTATTTTTTATTAAATTAACCCCACCAACCTGAATTCCATCAACCGCACTCTTAATATCTCTTGTTACGTCAACAGAATTTGCTTTAATTGCAACTTCTTTAGCGTTCTGCTCAATCTTCGTATTCTGCTTCAGAATTTGTTGATTAACATCATCTGGGTTGGGAGTATATCCACCATCGTCAATGGACGATAACCGTGCAGAAAAATTAGTGAAGTACAAATCACCATTACGTGTTAATAATGCTTTGACCGTCATATATTTAGCATCGTTGCGATCAATACCTAATCTATACAATCCTCTATGAACCTTATGATCGCCAAGCAATTCTTTGCTTAACCCCAATTGCGATAAAGAAACATCGTAGAAATCTACACGTTTCTTAGCATCGTTATAGAGTTCTAAAAATAAAACAGATTCGTTATCTAAACTTGCTTTGTCTCCACTCTTAATATCAACGGCAACAGTTACTTTACCTTGTTTAACATTGAAGTAATTACTTGTTATACCTTGAGGGTTATCAGTAGTTAATCCCGATTGAGTTAACTCAACCCAACGTAATCCATTCTCATCTTGCCGAATGTTAGCTTTGGCAGATATATTCTGCCATTGTGCAAAGTCCTCGTCTTTATTCTGAAATGAACTATTTCGAATAAGATTTAATGTACTATCGCTAATTTGCCCAACGGCCTTGTTCGTATAACTTTCATACTCAGACTTCATATGGTCCGCAGTTCTCTCAAGATCACCACGAAGTTTTGTAATATCGCCACTAGTATTTTTTAAGGATTCTGATACTTGTTTAACCCCTTCAGCAGTCTGCGTTACTTCTGTACGTAACTGTTCTTGGGTGTCACCTTGTTGGCGTTGTTTTTCGGTTAGGGCTTGAATCTTATCGTTATAGACATTGAATTGCGCCTCAGATTTTTCTACATAGTCACCGACATCTTCTTGATTGGGTTCCCATGGCGTTAGTTCTTTCCCAATTTCTAACTGATAACCACAAACAAAAATAGGATTATTGCTATTTGAGATAACATGAGGGTAAATTGTGCAATCTTCACTTGGAGTAAAAGTTAAGTCATATCTCTTGAAATCAGAGGTAATATCATCAATGTTTTTACGCCATACATCGATTTTTGTATCTAAACTAGTATCAAGATTATTCTGAGCAAGTGTAATTTGAGGTTTATTACTATCGTCTAAGTTGTCCATCTTTGCGAAAAGACTAAAAGTATATGTTGTTCCAGCCTTTACGTCATAAGCTTGTTGGATACCTTCAATTGGACTATTTTGCTTAGCGACTAAAAAACCTTTCCAAGGATCACTACATATTTCAACATGATCTCGTTGGGTCCAATTATTTGTCGTGAATCTTCTCGTACCTAGTAAAATGTTCGTTTTATTAGTCAACGCCTCAGCGATTTCACCACCGAGTTCATCTTTCTTCACGCTGATTTCTACACCTTTAGCGGTTTCTTTCAGTTGCGTATCAAGCTTAGAAACAGTGTTGCTTACTGTATCTAAGTCTTGACGACTTGCTTTTCCAAGTAACTCATCTTTGGTCTGTTGAACACTGGTTTCTGCTCTTTCAATCTGTTCCTTTAATGGGTCCAAATCTGTTTGCCAGACTTTGTGCTCAAATTTCCCATTAATATTAGTTAGCTCGTCATGGATTTTCCCATTATCCATTTGCGTATTTTGTAAATCGGTACGCAGGGTTGACAAGGTCCCCTTAGTGTCTTGTAAATCTTGATTCATGCGATCGGCTTCTTTTTGAAGCTGTTCATGCATATTTTGGATGTTGGTATTAAGCTCACTAAAAGTCTTAGTAATTTGCTCGTCTAACTTAGCTGTCTTATCATTAAGCGCTTCTGCATCAGCTTTGGCTTTATCAATAGACCCCTGCATTTCTTTCATAGCTTGAAGATAAGCTTGTTTTCGTTCTTCCGTTAATTGAGCTTCTTCGTTTTGCCACTCAATCCATTGTCGCCTGATTTCCTGTTGATTTTTTACAACATCAGCAATATCTTGGACTAATTGGTCATAACCCTCTGGTTTTGGAACCTTGCTTGGATCAACATTGCCTCCACCATTCCAAAGTTCGTTGATGGCTTCGACAAGCGTTTCCTTTGAATCAGTCTTTAATTGTGCCAAATCACCAACAGAGCGAACTGTGGCATAATGGTATTCTCCGTTTTCTAAATACTTAATCGTTTTCTCCATCAACGATTCCCCTTTATAAAATGTTTTTAAAATCTATAAATTATTGAAAAAATAAAGCCCTTATTACGGACTTTAGAATCCATTCATGACCGTATAAATGGATTGTTATAATCTGCTTAGTTGAAAGATGAATGGGGAGTCGAACCCCATCCAGCTAATTGCTATTCGATGTATTTGTAAATAGCTTGGTCGTTATTTTCATCAGCTAACAAGTCAAATTCCAATGAAAGGGAAGTTACTTGTTCTGAATTTTGGTTGAATGTTACATTTGCAGCAGGCTTTACATTAGTAAAGTGAATTTGTGCAAACTTATCTTCACCGTCTTGGGAACGAATTACAGCATCGGCGTAAATTTCGTAGTTAGTTGCAAACTTAAGTGCATTGATAGTGTAAGAAGATATACCGTCTTGCTTTACAACGTAGTACACTGCGTAAGTAGCACCGACAACGGATTCATCAGAAAGTTGAATTCCGTTTCCACCCTGAGTCATCTTGAAGTACAAGCCATTTAAGCTAGCCCCACTAGCATTTTCTTGTGCCTTTTGGATTGCCTCTCTAGTTGCCTTAACAGCAACGCCGGCTGCGTGAGTACCTGATGTAGCAGTAGTAATAACTACTTCAGCAGATTGTACTGATTGTCCCGCTCCATTCTTAGCCACAACTGTGTACGTGTATTTTGTTTCAGGAGTTAAGTTTGAGTCGTTGAATGAAGTACCAGCAGGGTATCCAATAGCAACTCCATTTCGGTAAACAACATAACTAGTTGCATTGGCTGTAGAACTCCAAGTAATTGTTGCAGTTGTGTCCTTAGCAGAAACAGCAACATCAGTTACCATTTGTGGAACTGAACCAGCGTCTCCAGAAACCAACATAGGAATTTCAGTAATATGTTCACGCTTATCCTTGTCGTCTACACGGAACACAGATACAGAACCTTCAACTGGCTTTACGCCTAAATCAATTAAGCGATCTCCTTGTAATTGGAATACTTTTCGCTTAAAGATAGTGTTTGTTCCCTTATGCAAGTCATCATCACCGGCCATCATTGCTAAGAGCCGAAGATCAAACATTTCAGTTTGAATGGTTAACTTACCAGTCCGTGCAGAGTCCCATGCAATTGCTTGTGTACCCTTCTTCTTGGCATATACACGGTTAGATTGCCATTGCGTATTTGTTTGGTTTGCGTAATCAATGTATAAAACGGGAGTAGTAGTACCACGCTTTACAAATGTGATATTTGACGCATCCTTCAAACCATAAGTAGACATATAATCAATGTCTCCTTTCGTATTTAGTCTTTATTTTTTTCATCAAATTTGATTAGTTTTATTTCTTCATTTAGATCAGGCATTTTCATATCTTTCGTATCGAACTTTTCTGATGTATAAATCTGATACTGTTTTTCTGATGAATACTTAGCGGTATAAGCAGATAAAAGATTTGAAAACTGGTAATAGGTCATACCTTGAATATCAGCAAAGCTAATGTATCCAGGCGCAAATACTTCTAGCTGAAGGATTTGATCTCCTAATTCCGTTCCTTTTCTTTTCATGGCTTGTTGTAATCGACCTTTGTATGTGTTTTTCCACATTTGAATCTTTCTTGGATTACTTCCCACACCCTTGGGTGCAATCAAGTCCCTATTGGGCTTTGACAAAGTAACTGCTTTGATTAGGTTAGATAGGTCAATGTATGTTTCCCTGTCGATAATCCAATCCAGTTCTTCGCTTACGATCTTTTTATTACTCAAGATTTTGTACTGTTCTTCTTTCGTCCTAGTCCAGTACGAAAGCGCTTTCAAAAATTGCCGTAATAAAGTAGCGCCTTTACCAAACATGGCCTCTCCAACAAGGTCATTCATTTCATTGTCAAAAGCCATATCCCATAGAGACGGGAATCTTTCTTCTATCAGATCAACCTGCTCAGGAACACCACTAAATTGTTCCCGAACCCCTGTTACAAAAACACGAGTACAATCACTAAAGTCATTGTTTTCTGCTTCTGCTAATTCACCAATTGTGGGAATATGAAAAGTTACCTTATCGTTTATAGGTATATCTTTCCCTAGAATCACATAAGAATAGTTAATTCTCATAGCAGACGTCCTTTACTTAAAGTCGTATACTCTCATCATTAGTTGGTAGCCGCCAAACTTATTGTTTTGCTCCCATAATTCAGAAAGTTGACCAATTTTTACAGTCCCGATTCCGTATCTTCTAGAATCGGAGAATAAGTCATAAATTCTAGCGAGTATTTGATCTTGCCTTTGTCCTTCATCGATATCCATAATTTTGTTATCAACAAGGATAAAGAAGTATAAGTACCCCATCACGAAATCACTATCTACGTGATAATGAATTTCTGGAAATGAGAAATTAGAAATCGCCATACCAATAAATGATTGCTGGTCCATAACTACCCCAGGCTTATATCTTGTTGGATAAATCCGACGCTTTTCTTCTCCCTCTGTTACCAGTTCATATTTTTGCTCCTCGGTTAAATCAGGACGGCTTAATGCATCAGATGAGTCATAATAAAGTAATTTTGCTAAATCATCATCCATTGCCATTGTTTCCATCATTTGCTGTTTCCACTCACTAATCTTCATAACTGAAGACACATGTTTTGGAGCCTCATTTGTAATTTCCTTTGCGGGCACTCTCTCATTCACTCCCTAGAACTTCTTTATAATTTTTATTGCAATATTTTTTATTTCGTCATTGGCTTTTGCTGTGATTGTTACTGTTTGTCCAACTAGCTTATAGATGTCTTTCACAGTCACAGTAATGCTATGATTATCTTTTTCTTTTACATAAAATGGAGAGTCTTCAAGGGTTCCAATCATCCATTCGGAGACATCTGCCTTAGTTCCATCAGAATTCATCGCTGTATAGACATAGGTATGCCCTAGGCGAGCTTTAATTGTTCCTTCGATATTCCATTCAACTTTTGGCTTTTCGTCCTCAGAATGGCTGTCAGAGCCGTCTGTAGGCATAGTCAACTTAGATACATCTTTTGTGGAATCGTCTTCGTCTTTACCTCCAGAATCCCAATAATCAGCTATTTCCAAATCAGAATTATCGGTTTCCGGATTCTTTGTATCTTCGTCTAGTAACCAGTTAACTAACCCCGGTCTTGATACGTAGTCAGCGAATTCAATTTTATAGACTTGACCAGCAATCCAAAGTCTTGTCCCAACTTTTACCGCTCTTGTTTCTGGAACATCTTTGATGTAAACAGACATTTTCGCATTTGCTAATGCGATATTTTGTCCTGAGAATGACACCCCTAAGGTATATAATGTCTGGTTCTGTACATAAGCAGGCCAGCCTTTCCCAAAGTTGCAAATCAGCTTACTGTTCTTGTTCATCAACCATTTAAGCCGTCTGTTCGTATGCTTTATCTTTAATTGTTGATGAGAAGGAATCGTTTTATACTCTTCAGTAAAAACCATCCATGTTTCGTCCGCCCATTCAATATATGAGCCCACACCAACTTCAACTGAATTTGGGACAACAACGTACTTGTCATCAGATAAATCTTTATTATTGCTTTGCGAATGATCTTGAAAGACTGCCTGCGTTGGAACACCATCAATAATACAATCATGCTTAGTTAGAGTATCTTTGTAGTAAAGATTAAAGCCCTCAAGCTGCCGATTATAATTTCTATTAACTCTGTTGTCCCCAATGACTCGTTGCTTTCTGCGGTATGATGTTGCAAAACTACTCATTTCATTTCACCATACAGTTCTGGATTCGAGTATTCTAATCGATTGATTTGAGCGGTAATCTCCCTACTCAATTGTTTCTCCATAGTCTGGAGACGGTCCAAGTATTGATATCCCTGAACCGTATTAAAGTCTCGATCACCAATCGCTTTTCGCATTAACTCTTCCGAATTCAGATGTTCACGAACCCACTCAAGTTTCATTGCCTGTGCAAGTAAAGCAATTTCTACTCTTGTCATCTTGAAGTTAAATCTCTTATTTTCAGGATCGTCATCCATGAAATCTTTAGCTATATAAGTACTGAAAAGTAATCGACCTGAATCCATATATCCATATAAGACGCTTTCTAATTCGTCATCATCCATTTGAGCGAAGTCATATGAATCTACTGTATTCAAGAAAACCTTGTAGACTTCTTCGTAATATGTATATTTAGGGTCATTACTTCCATTTGCCATGAAAGACTCCCCTTTCAAATAATATTTAGTGACCTTCTACCGCTTTAACGGACACATCTACATCCGCCCAGAAATCCTCATCTCTGTTATTAACAAGGTCTTGTTTGTCACGATTTGTTAAGCGTCGTTGTTTATACATCTCAACCGTTGTCATAACGATCGCATTTCTCAGTGGAGTTTTAAGTGCTTCCTTAAATTCGTCTATATCTGAATCAACTACAAAGTCAGCAAGAGCATCTGAATACAATGCTTCCACCTCATCAAATTCGTCTTCATTAAAACCTTCTACAAATTTAAGGTATGAACTATAAACATCTGTTAATCGCAATCCGCGAACAACATCCATAATTGAAATATCTTCGTCAGAGTTAACGTCAATTATTAACAGAGACATATTTTCAAAATACTTTTTTAGCTTTCTTGCTTCAGAGTATGTGATGTATTCTTCATCACCGTTCTCTTCTAAAACAATTGAAAGTACCCCATTCTTTGATTCGTAAGCAAAAGTACCATAAGTATTATTTGCAACTACTATTTCAGTTGAGGGGTCAATAATTTTGCGCTTCCGGCGCTTTACTTCACGTGACATTCTCAAAACCTCTCTTTCATATGTTGTCACTATAACTAGATGAGGAGTCGAACCCCACCCAGCTTACGATTAGCCTAATTCAGCCATACCGTATACTTTCATTTGAAGAGCCATGATTCCCATACGTTCGATGGTCTTAAAGCCCATTTGTAAATCATTCCGTCCTGTGTAGTCTGGTTCAACAGTGATAGCGTCACCTTCCATTACCACACCAACGATCTTTTCACCTTCTGGAAGAATCAAAAGCTTGTTATCATCAAGGGCGAATTCATCTTTGTTAACCTTAAATGCTTGTGGAATTTCGTTTAACTTCAATCCACGAACAACACCAAGGAAGCCCTTTTCATTTAATTCGTTCTTCATATCACCTGAGTAGAGATTTACGTTTGCCATTTCTGCTAACTTGCTTAAAGCAGCCTTGGTTCCATAAATTTCTACATTACGGTTAGCTTTAACTTGAATACGTTCTGCAAGCTTAACAACTTGATCAAGAGTTGCTTGACCAGTTACCTTGTCAGTAGCATTAAGTAATGAGTAACTGTCATTCAATGCTTCTGCAATAGTAGATTGAATGTGATTTGTAAATGCTTGCGCCACACGATCAATCAAGTTACTCCAGTCAATAGTTCCAGTCATAAATTGGTGGAGTTCTGTGTATACAGATGCGCCAAAGTCTTCTGTTTCAATTGAGTAATGAGTGTCCTTGATAGTTTGCCGACGAATATCTTGGTCACCGGCTGCTACGCGACCTACCCGAATAGCCTTTGGATCTTGTACTTGGAAAATCGGTTTTTCACCAATAGCAACAGTACGAATGTCAGCAATATTAGCAAATTGGTCCGTTAATAAACGTGGAACAACTGCGTCAACCGCTTCAGAAATTAATTCGAAAACATCATACTTGTTTTTACCCCAAGAAGTAGGAGTAAATTCTCCACCAAGTGCGTCTAAAATAGCGTTACGCATTGCTTCTTGACCTGATACACCGTTCTTGCTAAATTCACGCTTGAAGTATAGGTCGCGAGCAAAATTCATAAAATCGTTTCTTTCCATTTGAATATTTACCTCGTTTCCTTATTAGCGAATAGCGATTACAAACATGTCGCCGTAAAATCCTTGATTTTCTTCGCCAATAATTTGTGCGATACCGCGACCTTCTGTTTTCTTGAACCCTAAACCATCGTCACCAATGGTTAATCCGTCACCCTTCTTTGCGCCAGCTACTAAGTCTTTAGTCACTGAAATAACATCGCCCTTTTCCATATGGAAAGCACGACCAGTTTGTCCTGCCTTAGTAACATAGTCTGCAAAATCAGTATTTGGATCATATCTGGTAAAACTTGTAACAAGAAGAACATCAGCTGTATCTTCTGCCTTTGCCTTTTCCGCTAAACGACGTTCACCGTCTGCGTCAAGAAGGCCTAAAGTTAACCATTGACCGTTCTTTAGATCTTCTTTGGCTACAACGCTGTCAATATGCGCAGTAGATTTAATCTTTTCTAAAATAACTTCAGCCATAGATTTATAAACCTCTTTCTCTCTATCTAATTATTTGTGGAATAAAGCATCTGCTGTGCCATATCCGTATTCGCTCTCTTTTTTCGCAGAGAAGTTTGTTGTTGGAACTCCTCCACGCTTTGGAGTAGAAAACTCATTCTTGTTCTTTGAATAAATTGCGTAGGCAATTTCCTTTTCAACATCTTCGACAGACATTTCTGAGAACTTGCCACGAATATCTTTCATTTGTTCTGCCGATAACGAAGTCTTAACATCGTTTAATGCCTTTTCCTTTTTAGACATTTCAATGCTGTTCTTGTATTCCGTTAATTCCGCAATTTGTGCTTCTAAATTAGCTAATTTATTGCGATCTGACTCAATCTTGTTTTTCTCTTCTTGAGTGACATACATTGAGAAAACCTCTGTTTTATCCCCCAACTTGATTGAGTCATCTGCATTTACGCTGTAATCAATCCGATACAGCTTACTGTCATCAGAACTCCAGTTAACTGACTTGAAGATTCCGTAACCCTCAAAGACTTCAACTGGATAAATATCGGTATTTCCACCAGCGTTAAATTTGTTACGTACCGCTTGTGATAATGCATATTCGCGATCATTAAGATTTAGTTCGAATTGTGCCTTCTTCTTGTTTTTTTCTGAGCCACAAGCGAACTTGTCTTTATCCTTTTTGTCGTCCCCATCTTCCGTATCGTCTTCGGAATCATCATTACCATCGTCTTTTTTGCAAGCGCTTTCATTATTATTTAAAGAAATACCATCTTTATCGTCCTTATCACTGGACATTTCTGCATTGTTGTCTTGATCTTCTGTATTATCTCCGCTAGCTGGTTCGGCACCCGATGCATTAGCTGGCGCAGCCTTATCGGACGTAGAAGTACTGGTTGACGTCACAGAACTAGCCTTTGAACTATCTTCGCTTGCACTTGATGCAGGCATTTCGGCTGGTTTAGAAGCGCTACTGGTTGACGCAGATGAAGCAGGTGTAGCTGACTTTGCGGTCTCACTAACAGCACTTGATTTTGGTTCCGTAGCCGTTGAAGTATCAGACTTTGGTTCTTCAACTACCGTTGCTCCGTTTTCTTGTTTTTTCTTAGTCGCCAAAGCTTTTTCTCCTTTCTCAGCCGAAAACTCGGCTAACATTTCTTTAAAAGTTGACTTAAAGTCTTCTTTACTAAATACTGTTGAAATCGCTGAACCAGTCATTGCTGGCGGTACATCATCACCAAGAATACATAATCCAGTGAACATAGCACTTGTAAATACTAATCGCCCTCTGTTGTCTGTATATCCTTCAACGTTTCCCACTTCCATTGATTGCCCTTTAGAACCACTTGCATCGTTAAATAGTTCTATAGCGTCAATGAATCTTGTCCAGAGATAGCCATCGGTCACTAGCCATTCTTTGCCACCAGTAACTTCGAAATGAGCATTATTATCTTCTGGAACAAACCCATACGCATGAGTATTAAACTTGATCTTGAATTTTCCATCAGTAATGTCCAATGTCTTTTCATGGCCCCTAAAGTCGCTTTCTCCATTAGAATTTTCACTAATCAGACCCAATATAGGAATATTCGAAAGTGAGGGAATCATATTCTCCAGAACATCTTTGGAAAATACAGAATTATTTAAATTCTCACCTGTATGAGCTATATAAATCTTCACTTTTTGGAAGCGAGAATCCGTATTAGATTCAAGCTCTTCAAAGTGAGTTGGTAACTTTACTGTCGTTACTTCAATCATTTGTTTGACCCCACCTATTGAGCGTCATTGAGCCGGTCAGTGTCATCCGTTGGATTATCTGTTTCTGGTCGGCCAACGTTACCCTTATTTGGATTGTTTATATTGCTATTAGGCGCTTTAGGTGTCGCCTTTCCACTGCTATTCGCAGCTTCTTTGCTTGAAATGGTATTAGACGTTGGTTTAACTACCATAATTGAGTCAATGTCCAATGCCTGTTGTTCAAAACTTAATTGTGAAATTACCTGATCTGGAGTAAATCCAACAGATGCTAAGTAATCAAGTCTTGACCCACCATAACTAAGCTGATCTTTATAGTTAGCAATATCTTCTTTTAAGGTGAAGTTCGATTCTCTAATGAACTTCAAATTCCAAGGAATCTTGTTCTGAGTCTTAACTTGGCTAAGTTCAAAGTTGTAATATGCTTCAAGCATTGGGAATAAGTTTGTATAAATCCAGTTTGAGTCCTTTTTTACTGATTCCTTTACAATATTTGAACTAGTAGTTTTTCCACCAAATAGTGAGGAACTAATACCCAAGTCGTAAAATAACTGCTCCAGTCCATTATTTACAGTGTCGTACACACCTTCGTTACCAGACCCTTTTAATGGGACATTATCTAACGAAGATGGACTCGTAATAGAGACAACACCATCTGGTAATCTTGACCTCATTTGATCGTCAAAATTCCGAGCAGTTTTAAGATCCAGTGTTGGCGCTCCGTTACTATCAGTTGGTAGTTTGGAGTGAATAATTCGGATCGTATCAAGCTTATCTTTAATATCAATATTATCTTTAGCAGCATCTAGTGAAAGACTATCTGCTAAAACACTTGCGAATGGTGAAATCGCAACTCCACCGTTATTTATTGCGTTATGGTCAAATGTAAAAGCAAATCCATCATCTGAGACCATATACCACTTACGGTCATACCAATCTTGATCATCATCGCTAATACTATTGTCATGATATTTATCAAAAGCTTGCTGAAGTTCATTAGGTAATTCGTCATATTGTTCTTGCTTTAGTTTGGAAACATCGACTCTAAAACGATATACACCATTTTCTAAGTTAGAAATACGACACCACTCTGGAGGAAGCTTCATGTAAGCTATACCCGTAGAATCTTCAATCTTCACATAGAACGTAACCCCATCAATCAATGTGTCCTTGAAGAACTTAGGAGCCCAATAGTTGACATTTAACATATTGAGCTGGTAGGCCATATCTATGTAATCTTGTTGCATATTACCTGCAATAGCATATTGTTTATTACCAAGTACAGGATATATTGAATAATTGTATGTCGGGTGTGCTACGTAATAATCTATGACACCGCTTACAATTCCGCTGTTTAAATATGCCTGTCGTAACGTTGCTGCTATTGTGGCAAAATTATCGGCAGGTCTCTGTAAATAGCTCTTTATATTTTTCTTTTCGGTAGCTGCGTTAGTACTTGGCTTAAACCGGCTCTTGGGATCCGCTAAAACAGAAGCATATTCAGCGTTTCTTCTACGAATGCTTGCTATATTTCGCTCATAGGTGCGTCGTCTCCCTCGCATATTTCTGCGTTTATTTTTCAAAACTCCACCGCCTATTTAGAGCATGAAGTAAGCATAATTATTAGATGCTTCTTCTTTTAATTCTTTTTCTAATTCATTTGCATAGTAATTACAGTAAGCAATCGAACTGTACCTATCCTTAGTCGTTGTTCCGACTTCGTAAATCTTGATATATCCAGTTCTAACGGTATATTCAAGGTTTACCAATTCGTTGACCAATGCAGTCGCTTGAACATATGGATATAAGACCTTAATTTGTTCTTCGGCCGGCAACTTTCGATATTCCTTATCTTCCTGTAATTCTTCGCGCTTTTGAATGTCATTCATAGGTAATCTGAGTTTTCCAGATTCAATGACATTCTTTAGGGAAACTGCAATTTCGTGGTTGAAAGCCGCATTTGCCTTAACCGTATATACACATTTAATTCCCTTAGTTTTTGTTCTATCGTTTGTTTCGTCATCATTGATACAAGCCCAGGCTGGATATTCTATATCACGATCTTTATCTGTAAGGACGGTTGTACAAGCATCAAATACTCCTAACCCATTACCATTCGCATCCATAACTACATAATCAGCTTCAAAATCGTAATATAGTTGTTTTAAACGAATAGCTAAGTTCTCCGAAGAAATTGACTCTTGAATACTTTCCAAATAGACAACCTGGCGCTTATATTCATCACCCTCACGAATTAACCTCATCAACGTAAATGCTGATGTATCGTTCTTAACGAGCTTATTTCCACCCATTAAGGCAATATCAAGGGCTACTATTCTAATTTCATTTACTTTATCGACACGTTTGAAATTCGATAACGTTCTAGGCTTTGATCTATGCTGATTCTCAACAAATTCTTGATTTGTAGGTGGCCTAAATGTCTTTCCCACCGTTCTAGTCTTGTTCAACGGATCAAGTTTAAAATAGGCTTTATCACTTTCTCCAACGAATATGGCTTCATATTCCATATCAAAACTTGTTTGATCGAATGTGTCACTTGTTCTTTCAGCATCAACCGCACTTTGTGAAAGCAATCCACTTTTGATTGACAGCTGATATGGAAGTATGGCAACAAAATAACGCTTATCTGAACTCGTCATCTTGTTGAAATAATTCTTGAATTCGTCCCATATCCAGTGAGATTTATACCAAGCAGACGAAATATAAATCTGCTTGTTCTCTTCTCGCTTTAAATGACTATATTCTGGTTTTGATAAATAAGGTGGCTGACGGTAAACATTAAGCATTGGCTTTAGAATCTTGTCCAATGTTTCTTTCTTAATCAGACGAAACTCATCACAGATTAAGATATTACAACGTAAACCACGAGCACTTTCACCTGAAGTTGCAGCAAAGATTCTTGATCCATTTTTGAATTCTACCTTTGCCTCATTTATCGTTGTTTTAATATGATCCTTTTTATTACCTATTTCGTATCTAACTGCTGCTGATTGATCATAAAAATCTACTATCTTTTGTGAAATTATATTTGCTGCCTGTCCTTTTGTTCCGCTCGATAGAACAATCTTTGTTCCGGGGTACAAAATACACCGAACAATACAGTACAAAGCAATAATCCAACTTTTTCCTTTGATTTTGTTAACATAGATGCTTTTTATCATCTACTTCTTATGGTTTCCCATAAGTTCGGCATAACTTTTCACCTACAACGTTACTTGTTTAGGGTGGCGGCCTCGTGGCGATGTTATATTCTCATATGAGGTTCTTTCGCTATGCTCTGCCCCTGACTAGGTTTTTGATCTAGCCTTCGGTTCTGATTACCATATCATTAGACTTAGGCTTCCAGCTTAATTCCGCCATTCCACACAATATTTCTATTGATCGGGGCAAGGTATTCTTGTTCGCCCCCGAGCAGCTATGTACATGAAGAAATCAACCTTATTCATCATGTAAAACAATAATTTCTGATATAGTTTTAGATCTATACCTAAGTAATCTTTTACGAATATCTGCGGATTCCTTCGCCAATATCCGACCCATTTCATTAAGTTTCTTTCTCTCTTTTGAAAGTAGCTTACTCTTTCCTGTGTCTTCTTAGTCTTCATAGAGACTTTCGACCTCCTTTTCAGAGGCCCTTCCAAAAGTTCTCTTCATAGGAATTACAAACCACTTATTAATATATTTCTTTAATCCAGCAGTATCTTCGTACTTATCACTGTCTGGTACTGGTTCATTCAGCTCCCAGGCTTGAATTCTTTGCCCTAATGATTTTCCACTGTCATCATTCCCACTAAGTACAGCATCAAACCCTAAATCCTTTGAATCTTCTGAATATGCTTTACGTAAGGCAGTGATCGCCTTAGAGTCCCCATCCATAAACGCCTTATCCAATGCGTCCTTCAACTTTACATTGGCAACATATCTCTGAATCTCAAATGCCGTTGTTGCCGGTTTAATTGCAATAAGACCTTGTAGCACATTCTCAAAATAAGCATATTCTTCTTCGTTATATCCCTTACCCCATCTACTTTCTAATTCGGGGGTAATGCTTACTGTTTCCTCGGCATGATCTGTTGTGAATACAGAATCAGAGAAGGTCTTGAAATTCTTATACGGAGCTATTTTCTTTAAGTATTCTCCAAAATTAGGATTCTTACTTGTTCTCTTTACATCGATGTAAAGGTTCTTGACAAAGGGAACATTTGCGAACTGTGCCATTTCAATAACCGAATCCTCATTACTAAAATCAGCTACCGTATTGGCACAATCACGACAAATAGAAAAACCATTGTCGAATAATAAGTTCTTGTGTCTTAAAAGTTGGTTAGACCTTTTTTCTTTACCACAGATGACACATATTTTCCCTGCCATTGACTCACCTCTCTACTTCATAATTGCTTCGTGAGTTTGTGCTAGATTTCTTAATATGTGAGCATACCGGTCAAGGTCTGCCATGTTATGAATTGATAGTTCTTCGCACGCTTCAATTTCGTCCATTTTTCTAAGCACGAACTCAACATGCTTCTTGAGGGCGACATCAATATCTAACTTCATATGATTGTCCCCTTCGTCACATAACTTACGCTCGTGTAGTTTTCATAACAGACAATAATCTCAGTTTCATTTTTTATTTGTTATTAAGGAGGTTTTCACTGGTTATTATCTGCTTTGAAAATCACACGAGCGCTTCCGTGTGACATTATTTAGTTTGGACTGCTTAACCAACCCAACAGCCCGTTCGATCGTGGGTTTTTATAGCTCCATGGACTAACGGATGAACTGTTAACTTAATTATTCAGCAATCTTCTTTGATAAAGTTGCCTTGTGTACGTGATGGGCTGGGACTTCAATCAATTCACCAGTTACACCAAATACACGCTTGTAAGCTTCTTTGTATTTACTTTCAAACTTTGCAAAGCCTGTAATATTTACTGACTTGTTATCCTTCATAATAGACTTGATACCATCAGTAAAGGCATCCACAATCTTCTTAGCTTCAACCTTTGTAGTTTCTTGTTGCTTTGCAATAATTTCAATTAAATCTTTCTTGTTTAACATATTTTTCTCTCTCGCTCTCTTGTTAAAATGTTTATTTTATACGGCGAGGATATGTCAGAGTTGAACTGACTAATACCCTTAATCCTCATAACTCCGCGGTTCGCAACAACCGCGAAGAAAAATGGTACAAACGCAAGTATTTTACGACTAAGCAGATAATTTATTATCTACTTCCTCATTAAGACCGGTGCACCCCTCCTGTGTGCGCACCTTTTTTAGTGCGTTTTTACAAATTCTTGTAATTTTTTTTGTAACGTTTTGATGCGTAATTCCATAAATATCGGCTATATCGTTAATCGATCTATCTCCATCAAAATAATTTAAGAATGTCTTATCAGTATTTTTGGTGCAGCCCATTTGAATAATCATCTGAAGTTTCTTTAATCCCTGAATAGTTCTAAACGAATAATCTTCTAGATCAAGTCCTTTAAGACTTTTATGCAAACCCATCCTGATAAATCTCCTTAGGTCATTTACTGCAAGATTATCAACACCAAATAAATGTTGGATATACTCGTCTTTATCTGAATAGCGTTCGATCTCATATTTTTTCCACGACAAAGGATCTACCCAAGAATCAAGTTGATCCGTTAGCAGAATTGCTTTAGCCTGCCCTGTTCTATAATAATCATGATCATTTGCGAAAAAGGGATACTCCGTTTTCCCTGGGTTATCAATATCATGACTATGTACTAAATATTGAGCTATTCTGTCACTAAACCAGCCAGAATAACTCTCTGCCATTGTTCTCCCCTTGTTGATATCGTCGCGATTAATTTCTTCAAAGAATTCAGTGCTCAATTCTCTATCAATATTCTCTTTTCTCTCTTCATACGTCATTAATTCAGTATTAAATAGCGTTTTATTCAACTTGTCTTTGTATCCCTTTCTTTATGTAAAATTAATTTATTTAAATATTTTAGTTGTGATTAATTTTAAAAATAAAAACCGTGTTCGCTGGTGTTATTTTACCAAGAATACGGTAGGCAAGTCACAAAACTGCATCTACCGGTAACGTTTTTTAAAGTCAAGCTGTTTATGCAATTAATTGAATATGTTCCCTTTTGATTTTTGTTTTTATATTATCTCTTAGATTTTCCCAATCAGGAAGATCGGCATAATAATATTTACGAACTGTACCTTTTTCTGAGGCACAAAGAAAATAACAAATTAGTTTATTATCCCTCAGCCATTTAAGATGTCGGTCAACAGTTGTACTAGTTGTATTTAGCATATGGGCAATATATTTTGAATTTTTTTCAACTACAGAGGTGTTTGTGCTTCCCGCATAAACAGTAGATTTCATAGCAGCATACACCCCAATATGTTTTAATAAAGCGTCGCCCTTAGAGATTTTAATAATTGATTCTACCGTTACCGGGGAGAGCCTCCCATAGTTATCTTCGACATCAGGTATAATAATATCTTCTCGGTCTATGTACAACATCGATTTGATAAGTCCAAGACGTTTAAGATGACTTAATGACTTGTTGATTTTACTAATTTTTTCCTGATAACGTCCTGCTAATTTACTAGTTTTATAAATTAGTTTATATAGGCTTACATCATCTGCGCCAATAACTGTTCTCTTGCCATTATATATAGTTGCTCGTGAAGACATATAAGACAGATATATAAATAAGCTAATTTCGTCAAAGGTTAGTTTATCATTAACTTCAAGATCGAAATTGATTTGGAATATGGTCTTGTCAACGATCCCATATATTTCTGTTTTTGGCAATCCTTCTTTGTAACTATCGTATTTCGCGATTAGATTCATCAATATCCTCCTGTGATATATGTTCTGAAAAGCTCCGCCTCCGCGCGGGCTTTTATTTCCCTATTACTCATATACCTTTTCTTATTTATATATTTATATATTAATAAGGACCACGCATTGATAAGAAAATCTACACCCTTTCGTGGTCGGGGCGGTAGAAAATCTACACCTTTTCGTGGTCACTTCAACAAAAAAAGATGTAGATTTTCTTACCTTTTTGAGTTTGGCGTCATATCAACATTCTGGAGGTTATCTTACCAAAAATAGCATGAGCAAGTCACAAAATTGCACCTACCGGTAACGTTTTTTTAAAGTTAGCGAGAATTAGTAACCTAGCTTATACATTGGGATTACAGGCTTTCTTTTTGCCTTTTCTGCACTACGACGTTTGATTTCTTGTAGACGAGCGTAGAACTCTGGATCGTTTTGACGAATTTCTTCTTCGTCTTTTGCAACCATAGCATTTACTTCTTCTTTGGACATAAAGCGTTTTGCTGGTTTCTTCTTACGGCTAGTAAACGTGTTTTTTACGTTATTGTTGTAGAAGTTAATCATATCTTGGGCACACTTGTCCCCTCGTTTAAGAGCATTGGTAATGGCAGCTTTGATATATGCGATAGCATTAGTAACCTTATGACCTTTACTACTTGTAATTACGTAGTTAACCATGTCTTCGTTAGATTGACTGATTAGAGAATGTAGTTCAATAGCCATAGGCTTTGTAATAAAGCCAAATACATCAACAAATGAACTCTTTATCTTTTCTGGTAAAGAGTGATATGGATTCTTGTTTGATTGATTGGGTTGAATTTCATTTTCTTCACGCGCACACGCGTTATTATCCAAACCATTATTATTTAAAAATACATGAGATAAACTAGAGTGAGATAAACTAGTATCGTTTTTTGAGGAGCACGTGGATTCAGAAATCCGACTCACGTTAATATCAACGTTTTGAGAAGATAATTTAAGATTTTTACAGAATTCAATTTTAGATAAAATAGTCCAATCAGAAGTTATTTTTTGAACAGTGATAGTGTGATTTTTCCATGGTAAAAGGAGCTCAACATTGTTTGGTGTTTGTTGAACTGGGTAAACATAGATTTTGTAACCCTTTAAACCTTCACGAACGACCTTGATCAAGTCTAAGTCAGATAATTCTTTTCGAAAATCTGTTATTTTCTGTTTTGATACATGAAGTACCTTAGCAGCTAATTCATTAGTAAAACGAATAAAGACTCCCATATCATCAACGAATGCTGTGTTCCCTAAACGAGCGTTATTCATGGAAGCAGAATAGCGATCAGCGTAAAGAGCGTACAACATCATTGCACGGGAGTCTAAGTTTTTATATTTTGGATTTTCTAATAAGTCTAGGTTAATTCCTAGGAATGCTTTGTTGTTATTCATTGTTTTTCTCCTAATCATTTATTTGAAAATGAGTATAAGAAAACAAGCTCAACCTATTGATTAATCGACAAAGTATGGTATTATAAATACATACAATATATGAATAAAAGTTTTTTTTGTCGATCTAACCAAATGCCTAATGGTTGGGTCTTTTTTTATACTCTTTATTCAGTTGTAATAGTTATCAAAGGGTGCCTAATCCTTCTCAAACTTGGTTCGCCTAAAATACCACTTATTGTGGTATGTAATATAAGATACCATACCCGAATTTAAATAGCAATATAACAATAATGTTCAATATATTTTGCGTGAACCATATTAAATCACTTTTAAAGAACACTATCTTGTAAGTAAATACATTGATAGTGATTTATTTTCGGGTAGATATAAAATTGTTTTGTGTTGTAGATTTAGATTGTTTAATCATTAACTTACGATTTAAAGATACAACAATGTGTTGAAAAAGTAAACGATTATTTTTTCTTGTCATTACCCGTAGATGGGTTAATTATTATATTTTGCATTAAACATATAGCAAATAATGCAAAGCAGATAAGAATTATGAATAATGCTAATAATGCAGTGGTGAAAACATAAAAAAGCCTTAACAGTGGGCTTTGTTTAGGATATAATATTTGTATACATGTAATGCAAAAAATGCAATTAATACTAATATTACTAAAAATAATGAGGAAATGAGGGAGACGAATGCCTGTTCTAGTTTATGCTAATTTTAAAGGTGGCGTCGGTAAAACAACCAATTCTGTCATGACTGCATATCAATTAGCCAAGAAAGGTTATAAGACTTTAGTGTGTGATTTAGACCCACAATCGAATGCAACACATTTATTAACGCGAACATATGCACGTCAAAATAATCAAAGTGAGAAAGAGTTTGTCAAAGAACTTAATAAGAAATCAAAAGATAAACTTTCGAAGGCAGATATAGATAAAGAAGTTGAAGAGGTTTTTAAGGAAAGAGAAAGAAAACAGCTTCGAATAAAAGAAACAATGATGTTAGCTCTTAGTGAAGGAGATATAAAGAATGCTATCGTTAAGGTGATGGACAATTTATATTTACTTCCTTCTTCTGATGACTTTACAGAATACCCCGATTTTTTGGAAATGACATTTATGCCCAATGAAGAAAACTATAAAGAAAAAAGAATTTCCTACTTTGCAAAACAATTAGATAAAGTCAAAGAAAATTATGATTTTGTTATAGTAGATGTTCCACCGACTCTATCAGTTTTCACTGACTCCGCAGTTTATGCAGCAGATGATATTATTATTGTTTTACAAACACAACAAGATTCGCTAGATGGCGCTGAGGCATTTTTCGTGTACTTACAAAAAATGTTTAATAACTACCCTGCTATTAGTTTCAATATTCTTGGAGTGCTTCCTGTCTTACTTGAAAATAGAGCAGGATTGGATACGCAAATTTTGAAAGACGCAAAAGAGTCATTTGGTAAAGATGGAGTCTTTAAGAACATAATTAAACATATGGAGCGTCTTAAGCGATTTGGTCGTATGGGAATAGCCGATAAAGATGCTGAATATGGGAAGGGTGACTTCCACGATATAAAGGTACATTATGTTTACAATCGGCTAACAGATGAAATATTAGAACGGTTAAAGAAATTGGAGGGATAAACTTTGTCTGATCTATTTAGTGACTTTAATAAAGAGAACAAGAATAGAAGAAAGAAAAATGCTACTCCAGGAGTGGCAGAAACAAAACCCTCAACTCCAGAAAAGAGATATGATGCTTCTGTTCATCAGAAAAAAACCACCGAAATGAAACCAGAAGTTAAAAAGAGAGGTAAAGGTAGACCAAGAAAAAATAAGTCTACTAAGATGATTAGGATTAGCGATCAAGCGGTAGATATAATTAATGCCTATAAACAAGTGGCAAATTGTGAATCACAGGATGATGCTATTATTGATGTATTTAGAAAATATATAGAGAGTGGCGCAATGAGTGATAGCGATGAAAAAGTATTTAGATTACTTCTCGAACTTAAAAAAGTAGATAGTTTGATATACGATAAAGAAGAATTGAATTAATAAAAAGAACACTTTCGTCATAAAGATGATAGAGAGTGTTCTTTTTATTTGCATTAAATGTCTCACATAGATTATTTGCAATATGTGAATTATAAAGACTATAAATAATACTAGCATTATTTATAATGCAAAAAATATTGAAACTGTGAAAAACAATGGTATAATTTGTTTATGTCAAAAGCAATATTAGTATTATTTGCTATATATTTAATGCTAGTTAAATATGCATTACTTGCAATATAAAGAATATTTGCATTAAAAAGGAATGGGATTAACAAATAGTAAATTTGTTAAGTTTCTTAAAGACTAGCTCAAGTTGGTAAATAATATCATAGAAAAACTTAAAATATCATATTTGATTGTTTCTATATAATATTAAGTATGATATAATATGATTATGTTATAAAACGGAGGTAAAAATGATGGTTGAGAAGATTATGAAGGTTGCAAATGATTTGGGGTATGGTTCTGTAAAAGCAAATGTTGATGGTGAAAATATTAAGTTTCCGTCAGTTATAGCAGCAGAACGTCCACAAGATGTACAAGCTCCTATGGAATTTGATTCTAAACAAGATCAAGATATATATATGAAGAACTTTCTTAATAATATGGATGTTAGTGTGTCAAGTAATGCAGTAAAAACCTCTGGAAGGTTTTTGATTGGTAATGCAGCTATTGACAGTGGTCTATCTATGAGAGCTTTTGATGTTAATGACTTTACTGGTAAATCAGAAACAGATTTAGCAATTATTCTTACTTTAAGTTTGATAGCTGGAAAGAAAGTAAAAGAAGCATATGAAGCTGGACAAGACTTAAAGGAGACTCTAAAGGTAAAAGTTAATATGGCGACTGCGTTACCTATTTCAGAAGGTAAGGTTAATAATGCAAAAGATCGTTACAAAGAACGTTACATGGGTAGTACGCATACAGTGACTTTCCATAACTTTAAGGACCCAATTAATGTAACTATCGAATTTAATAAGGTATATGTTGCATTAGAAGGTGAAACAGCCCAAATGCTTATTGCCTCCGATTATGATGGATTAACAGATAAAATTAAGGAAGACTTTGATAAGAACTATTCAGAAATGAAGGATGAAGTTGAAGCTGACGACCTTATTAATTCACGAAATGTACTTGGAATTGATATCGGAGAAGGGACTACTGATGTAGTAGCAATCATTAACGGTAAGGCTAATCCAGCAGCATCAGCTTCATTACCACAAGGATACGGAAATGTATTACAAGATGCAGTACGTGTCCTTCAAGATCAACAAATGAACTTTGAGGAACGTTCACAATTACAGAGTTTCTTATCTGAAAAGGTCAGTCCATTGCGTCGAGCTCGCCAAGATAAAGTGCGTCAAGTTGTTTACGATCAATTAGAACCATTGGCTGATAAGATTATCGATACAGTTAGTCAAACAATGCGTATCGCTAAGGATACTGAACTTGTTTACGTATATGGTGGTGGTTCCATTCCAATGCTAGATGAGAGCAATCTTCGCGAAGTATTGAATGAAAAACTTAAGAGCTTCAGTGGTGGATATGACGTTCCAGTAATTTGGATTGATAAGGAATATGCACAATATTTAAATGAATTAGGATTACAAGTAATTGTTGAAGCCTTATAGAGAGTGTGATTTTTATGGCGAAAATGATTAGAAAAACTATCCTTATTCCCGAGGATTCAAAAGTTGCAGAATGGGCTAAAAATCAGTCACAATTTTCTCCGGCTGCTATTAGGGCATTAGAAATGGTAGTTAGGAAATATGGAACTGGTGATCTTATCCAAGCTATTTTAGATAGTGCAAGCTTAGATGGACAGTTAGGTACTATTAACTCAGTTTCAAAATTAGAAGAAAAGACGTCGGTAGAAGAGAATGATGATGTCGATGTTGAAGAAAAGCCCAAGCGCAAATTAAGGACAAGAATTGGAAATAAGAAAAACGATAATGACCCTAAAACTGATGACAGTTCTTTGAGTTCTAAATTGAAAAACAGGCCTAATTTAGATATGTTATCGTAATACTTAACCTGATTATATATGATTTAATCGGACTCAAACATATAAAGTAATATAAAATGTTAAAAGCCACAGTAACAGATAAACTAGTTGCTGTGGCTTTTATTTTAAATAAAAAAAGGATACCTTTTCAGGTACCCTCACGTTATACCGGTATGGTTTAAGTAGTCAACTGAAACCGACTAGTACTAGGTATATCTTTCTTATCTTGATATATGTATTATAACACATTTTAAATAAAAAAAGGACGCCTATCAGACGCCCCACGTTAAACCGATTCGTGAGCTAGAAAGCACTCACGAGCACACGGCCTAATAATTATCCTATGTATATTATAACATATTAATTCTATGATACAATTGTTAAGCACATTTGTGCGGGCGTAGAAAACCCGATTAGTGCAGAAAGGAGGTAACTCCTGATGTTGCATTGGTGCCTAGTAATTATCCTTGTGCCTAATAAGCACGTTAAACATTTAATTAAAAAGATTAGTAAGTGGTTACGTAGGTAATCCGTAATTATTTCAGCGGTGGTATTTATTTGCTATCGCTGTTTTTGTTTAAAAGGCTTGTAGAATAGCTATTTCGATAATTTAACTACATAATTGTTGCTCATAAACAATCAAAACGAACAATGAATAATGGGGTTAAGAGCTGATTTAGATAAATTAATGTAATTTTGATTTATGCCCCGTCAACTCCATTCTACGTTGGTGTTTGTCTGTGTTTGAAGAGAAAAATAAGGCGAGGATAGTTACATAAAAATGAAACAGCATTTTTTGATGACTTCACAAGCGACAATAAAAGCAGTGATAGAAAATAGAGTTTTTTTCCTATTACAATGGATAAATGGCGGCGGAATTATGAAAAATAGTCTGAGTGAAAATAATGAACCAATACGAAACATATAATTATAGGTTCTTAGAGTAAAAATACCCCGCACCCTTTTTAAGTTTGTGAAATTTTCTGGAATTAGATGTTCGAAACCCCTTGTATTATCGAAGATGTACTAATAAATGTCTCAAGTGAATAATAATTATAAAAAAGTACTACTAGATCCTATTAAATAGGATTTGGTATTAGTTCATTTTGGGGTAAAAAAATTCAGTGATTTGAGTAAAAATATCAAAATGAAAAATAGGGAGTTTCGATAGGGTTAGTTACATGAGTAGTAGGGTGCGAAATATTACGATTGATGAATTTTTAGTTTTGTACAATAAGACAGATTGTTTCGTAAATAAGTTAGGTGTGCATAAAACGATGTTTTCATAACAATTTTTACTCATATTTTAGTTATTTGGAATTGAATTCTTGAATTAGTGAAGAAGAATTCACAAAGTATAATTAAATTCAGTAATGTTGCTTGTGTAGAAGTCGAAAGTTTGTGAATTTATGAGTTCCTCATAGGGAGTTTCGAAGATTATTTTGGCTGCAAATTGGGGTGGTTTTGAGTAATTTTATGAAAATAATTGCCATGAAAGCGAGAGGGTAATTTTCTTTGTTTCAAAAAATGGCTATTTTGGGTGCGTAATATTTTCATAATTTAGAATAATTGGGTATATGGCATTAAGAACATAAATATAAAAATATACTACAAAGCGATATATGTATCTATTTACTGATAATACTTGATAAAGAACATTCGTTCGTGTATTATAACAAGGGAACATACGTTTAATATAAGAATGGGGAAACGACAGTGGAGATTATTAAACTAGATACTATAATTAAGGAACTATGGGATATATCCAGTTTAGAAAATAGGGACGATAATATTATTTGGACAGCATATTATATATTTGAGAATAAATATATGAATGATGGTTATGATGAGCAGTATTACTATTTGATGAGATTAATGCAGCGATTATTAAAGTGTCCAGATGGTCTATACGAAGGGTATATATTGTATGTAATCAGTAGTATTAACAAGAGTAATATGAGTAAATATAGGGAGTATATTGCTAATTTGGATGATGATATCAGGGTTGGCTTGGAAGAATATATTAATAATGAGATGAATTAGAGTCTAGGGTAATTCCTAGGCTCTTTATTTATATTTGAATGGGAAAAAGGAGAGGAGGGGGTAGGGGTATTGTGTTGAAAGATTATGAAAGATATTTTCATAGTTTTGAAAAGGGTGAATTTGGTATTAATTTATTGGGATATTTGAGGGGTGATAGGGTGCGAGAAATGGGGTGAATGGAGAAAATTTTGTGGTGTGTGAGTGAAGCAACTAGTCTAAAAAATACCCTAAAAATTAAGGCGTTTTGAGTAAAATAACCCCCGCCTATTTGCAAATTTAAGACACAATAATAATTGTTATCGTGTGTAAACGATTACAAGAATATTTTAATATCGAAAAAGAAAGCCCCTATCTTTTGATAAGGACGATTATTATTTATAAGGGGTTACAGTTGTAAACTTAATATATTTATTTCAGTTGAGAGGTAGGGTGCTTTTTCACTAATTTAAATATATCGAATTTGGTATATAGTAATCAGCTATCACACAATCAAACACTCAATAACACCCATCCACACATATCACACCAAACACCTAATTAATACATATCACTTCACACCTTAACAACCTACCACACACCCAATAAAATACACTACACACCGCCTAATAAACTCACTAATTACACGCCCCCAATAACCCATAACCTAACTCACAAACACAAAATAAACACACCCAATAAATTCACTCACTTAATAACTTAATTCATACCCCTAATACAATAAGCTAAATAACCCAATTTATTCACTGCATACAATACACAAACACACCGCATACATTACTCACTTAATCCATTAATGCATAACAATATATAACTACGTTACCCAATACGCACACATATACCATACAACGCTATACATTAGCACACTTGACAATCTAATATCTATAAATGTAAACCAGTTACTCACTCAATACATCAATACACTATCACATTACTTCACTCATACATATATCACTATATAACGCTACTCACTAACCTATATACATCTATACATAGACATACATAACACTACACTGTATCACTATCATAACAACATCATACACACTACTATATACATCATCATATCACTCTACTACACTATATATATCACTATGTAATCGCTACCATATCATCGCAACATAAAAGGGTAACACGCTATACACTAACGCATTACCCTAATTACTATTATTATTTTTTAATTCTTGCATTCTGTTATTAATTAATTCAGAAAAATAATTTAGTTCGTCAATCCTTGCATCATTCAATATAAAATTTTTAGCCCTTGATTTTTTTTGATTGCGATATACTTCTTTTTTATGTTTATCTTGATATCGTTTATTGGCTTGTAATTTTGCTTTACTTGTTTTGTTTTGTTTGTTTTCCATAATTCTATATTTATTTTGATTATTTATTATCCTTTAACTTGCTAAAAAACTGTTTCCATTGTCTGCAACCATACCAAACAAGAAACGAAAAAAGCGACACCATAAAAATAATATATAACCAATCTTGCATATTATCGCCCCTTTATGTTATTATACAACAAAAGGGGAATGGTCACACACTCCCCGAAAAACAATATAAACTATACTTGATTAATTACGGTGCTTACGCTTATGGTGTTTGTACCGTTTCTTTATTTTGATTGAAAAATCAAACCAAGAATTAAATCCTTGACCCGTAAAGGCAAATACTGAGGCGACACCTACCGCAATTGTGACACAATCTTTTAAGCTATCAAACACGCTTACACCCCTTTTCTAACACTTATTTTAAAAGCGTAGATGATCACGTGTTGATAAGCTTTTTCATAGCTTACGTCTATTATAATAACACAATTCTTGATGTTGTCAACATGTATATTTGTTTTTCTTTGCTAATTTTTTCTATTATATTTTTCTTCCTTATATAGAAAAATAAAGGGGTGTTATTGTATAATAAAAAAAGGAAGTGGTCGCAACACTTCCCAAATATTCATAAATGTAAACTATTTAGATTGCCCCTTGTCTTTATCTGACTTGTGGGCTTTTCTTTTTCTATTATTGACTTTCAGAAATAACAATGTTTAAATTATTTTAACCCCTTAAGGAAAGGGGGTGGGAACATGAACAATAAAAAGAAAAAAGAACAATCTTTTAAGGTTGTATATTGCGAGTTCAGCCTTTTAAGATTATTCTTTAAATTCTTTATTATTAAGTAGTGAGTAACTCACCACCCTAAAGGTTAACCGACAAGTTAACAACCTTTAGGGGTTTTCTTGTATCTATATTATAGCAATCTAGTAATATCATATCAACAGTTATATAATACTACAATAAAATGTGATATAATGTAATTGTAATAAAAATCTCCCTGGGTTGAGCCGTCACACAACAACTCAGGGAAGTGATTACACTACTTTATAATGATGATTTTAAGAAATAACTTTATTAGGCTACACTCAAAGTAAAAAGCCTTGTAGGGTTGTTTCTTTTCTTTTTCATTATGTTTCATGTTGTCACCTCCTTACTCAAGGAGATATAACAATTTTAAACTTAAGTATTGTAATAGTCAATTACTGAATGATGTAGTTTTATTTCTGTTGAGTATGATATAATTCAAAGCGCTATCACTATTTATTATTTTTGAATACTATTTCA